GCTTCGCCCGTCGCCATGTCTACTATGAGTTTGGCTAACTGGTTAGGGTCGCGCGGGCGCTTGCTTGAGCGTTTAGGCATGCCTCGAATATGTTGCTATTCTAGCAACGGTCAAGGCTGCTGATTCTCAAACTGAGACACTACCGGGCAGAAAGGCATCTTGACCCGCGCAACAATCTTGCGCTATGTACCGAAATAGTAAGTTCCCTTCCTGCGCCCGCCCGGTCCCCCACCGCGGCGGGCGCAGGCGTTTGTGGGGTGCAGATGAGCGCCATCCTGGAGTCCATCGCCGCAGAACACGGGTGCAAACTCATCGGAATCGAGGGTCGGACTGACGGTTTCGTGGATCTCGTATTCCGCTACCCAGGCTTAGGTCGTACGCTCCCGGGCAGTATCGTCCTGAACTCTGTGACGCTGGACGATGAGTCCTGCCCGCCCTGGTCAGGCACGGCCGGGCTAAGATGAACACGTATCTGTGCGAGGCCTATTCGTGAACCGTCGCGGGTTCCTGGCCTTCCTCCCGGCTCTGCCCATGCTGGCCGTGCCAGTGCGTGGGCGGGAACACGTGAGCACTGGCAAGCGGCTCCAACTGCGGGGCGAAATGGGCGGCCTCTACACCTACGCATGGCAGAAGGCGAGCAAAGCGTTCCTGGCCCAGCCGGAGAACGCGCTGTGCCGGATGCACCGCCAACGCGGGGACACGGTAGCCGCTACCATTGTGGACCACATCATCCCACACCGCGGAGACCACGCGCTGTTCTGGGATCGCAGTAACTGGCAGCCCTTGTGCAAGCTTTGCCACGACAGCCATAAGCAAAGCGAGGAGCGCACGGGCAGGCAGCGAGGATGCGCTATAGACGGCACGCCGCTGGACCGCAGCCATCATTGGAACCGGGGGCGGCTCAAAGTATAGGGCCATTGGTTTCTAGACCGCCGCGGCCCATTCATACGGACTTTTGCAAATTTAGCTGTGGAAAGTGAATTTCGATGAGGGGCCGGAAGCCGAAGCCCACGTTCCTGCACGTCGTGGAGGGCACGTTGAACGTCACCCGCCACGCCGATCGGCCGGATACGGAGTTGCCGGCGGGCCGCCCGGTGAAGCCGAAGTGGCTGAAGCGGCGCGCGGCCAGGATCTGGGACGAATACGCGCCGCGCATGGTGTGGCTGGGCGAGATCGACAGCGCAATGCTGGCAGCCTGGTGCAGCTTGTTCGCCGAGTTTGAGGCGGACCAAGCGATGTCGGCGCCGCGGATATCACAGATGCGTGGCCTCGCCGCCGAGCTGGGGCTGACGCCCAGCGCGAGGACACGATTCAGGACAGATGGCGACAAGACGAAAGCGGACCCCGCCGCGAAGTACCTCACCCGCTGATCGCGTCACTGCCTACGCCGAAGCTGTATGTGCCCGCCAGATAACGGCGGGCATTCTCGTCAGGAAGGCATGCCAACGGCATCTGAATGATCTCGGGCGGCAGGCAAAGATGGGCCTGCGCTGGGATGTCGATGCAGCCAACAGGGCCATCGGTTTCTTCGAGGAGGCGCTGCATCTCTCGGCCGGCGAGTTCGAGGGAAAGCCGTTCCGGCTCGAACCGTGGCAGGCGTTCATCGTCGGCAGCCTGTTCGGCTGGAAGGGGGCGGACGGATACAGACGATTCCGGGTTGCCTATTCGGAGATAGGGAAGGGCAACGGGAAGTCGCCGCTCGCGGCCGGGGTCGGCCTTTACATGGAGACCGCGGATTCGGAGCCGCGGGCCGAGGTGTACGCGGCGGCGGCGGACAAGGACCAGGCGGCCGTCATCTTCCGCACGGCCGTATCGATGGTCGGACAGTCGCCGGTATTGGACGCGGCGATCGAGCGCAGCGGGGGGCCGGGGCGGGAGTGGAACCTGGCGTTTCCGCGATCCGATCCGACATCGTTCTTCCGGCCGATCTCGTCGGAGAGCAGGGGCCGCGGGAAGTCGGGACCGCTGCCGCATTGCGCTCTGTTGGATGAAATCCACGAGCATCCGACGAACGCGATGGTGGAGTTCATGCGCGCCGGCACGAAGAGCCGCCGGCAAGCGCTGATCTTCATGATCACCAATTCGGGCGTGGACCGGGAATCGGTCTGCTTCCACTACCACGAATACGCCGCGAAGGTTCTGTCGGGGGCGATCGAGGACGACTCGTTCTTCGCCTATGTCTGCGGGCTTGACCCGTGCGAGGCGTGCCGGGCCGAGGGGTTCACGCAGCCGAAGGACGGGTGCGAGGACTGCGACGACTGGCGGGACGAGGCGGTGTGGCCGAAGGCCAACCCGAATCTGGACGTATCGATCCCGCGCAAATATCTGCAAGAGCAGGTGCGCGAAGCGACGGGCATGCCGTCGAAGCAGTCGATCGTCAAGCGGCTGAACTTCTGCCTCTGGGTCGGGGCGGAGAATCCGTGGATATCGGAAGAGGCGTGGATGGCATGCCTCGCCGATCTCGACTGGAACGACTATCGCGGCCGTCGCGCGGTCTGCGGGCTGGACCTGTCGTTCAAGCTGGACCTGACGGCCAATGCCTGGGCGTTTCCGCCGCTGGAGCCGGGCGGCACGATCGATGTGTTCGTGGACTACTGGACGCCGCTGGACACGCTGCGGGCCAGGGAGGAGCGGGATCGGGCGCCGTACTGGCTGTGGAAGGAGCAGGGGTTCCTCACGGCGGTCCCCGGCACCTCGCTCGACTATGCGTTCATCGCGGGACACCTGAAGCAGCGGCTCGGCGAAGTCACCGTCGACGAACTGGCCTATGACCGGACGTTCATCGACAACCTGCTGACGGAGCTGGACCGGGCGGGCGTCGACGCCTGGATATGCCGGAACGAAGCCGATGCAGGGACGGGGCTGAAGATGGTCCCGTTCGGCCAGGGCTACCTGTCCATGGCGCCGGCGGTGAACACGCTGGAGGAGATGGTGGTGAACCGCAGGGTTCGCATCCATCGCAACCCGGTGACGACGTGGTGTTCGTCGAATGCCGTCGTCCAATTGGACGACGCCGGGAACCGGAAGTTCAGCAAGCGTAAGAGCACCGGGCGGATCGACGGGCTGGTCGCCGTTGTGATGGCCGTGCACCGGGCGCAGTTCTACGTCGGCGAAGAGCCGTCCATTTACGAAGTCCTGGCGAGAGAGAAGGCGGCGAATGTTCATCCACTATGATCCGCAGCACATGCTGGCGCTGAAGCGGACGAAGCAGGAGAACGTTCACACCTATCGCGTCTACAGCTCGCCCAGGACGACGGCCGGCGTATGGATCGATGCCGAAACGTCGCTGATGAACGCGACGGTATTCGCGTGCCAGCGGTATCTCACATCCGCCGTGGGGCAGCTCCCGTGGCGGGTGATGCGGGAGACGCCGAAGGGGGCGGAGAGAGTCCCGACGCACCCTGCGGACTATGTGATCGGCGTTCGCCCGAATCCGGAGATGGGATCGTTTACGTTCCGGGAATCGCTTCTCGGCGATGCCCTGCGTTGGGGCAACGGATACGCGGAGATCGAGCGCGATACGGCGCAGCGCACCGTCGCTCTGCACTATATTCATCCGTCGCGGGTGAATCCGAAGCGCGACGATTTCGGGCGGCTGGAATACGAAGTGAGCGGGGCAGGGGGCGGCAACGTCATTCTGCCTCAGTCCGATGTCTTCCACATCCGCGGCTACGGCTCCGGCCCTGTCGGCATCAACGTCATGCAGTACGCCGCGCAGTCCATCGGTTGGGCGCAGGCGACGATGCTGTTCGGCTCGGCCTTCTTCGGCCAGGGCATGAATCCCTCGGGCATCGTGGAGATACCGGGGGCGCTGTCCCGCGAAGCGCTGACGGCCTTGGACGAGAGCATGTCCGGCCTGTACGGCGGCCCGAAGGGCAAGCGGACGATGTATCTCGACAAGGGCATGAAGTTCACGCCGATCACGCAGCAGTTGGAGGCATCGCAGTTCATCGAGTCGATGCAGCATCAGGTGGAGGAAATCTGCCGGTGGTTCGGCGTGCCGCCGCACAAGGTGATGCACCTGCTGCGGGCGACGTTCAGCAATATCGAGCACCAGTCCATCGAAGTGGTGGTGGATTCCATCACGCCGTGGGTCAAGCGGTTCGAGGAGGAGGCCGACTACAAGCTGTTCGGCAACAACCGGCAGGGCTTCTTCACGAAGATGAACCTGAATGGGCTGCTCCGCGGCGACAGCACCGCGCGCGCGACGCTCTATGCCGCGATGTTCAAGATGGCCGGCCTATCGCCGAACGACATCCTGCGGCTGGAAGACATGAACACGATCGGCAAGGACGGCGATCGCAGGTTCATCGATGCCAATCTCATCCCGCTGGACAAGCTGGACGAGAAGTTCGCGGCGGACATTGCGCCGAAGCCGGCGCCGCAGCCGCGCGAGGAGCCGCGCGAGGAGCCGATGGACTTCAGCAAGGCGCGCCAGATCAGGAGCCAGGTTAATGGGAACGGGCTACAGCATTAGGGCGCGCGGCAAAGCGGAAGCCGAAATCTACATCTACGAGGATATCGGCAGCGGCTTCTTCACCGATGGCGTGACGGCCAAAGGATTCGCAGATGACCTGAAGGCGCTCGGCAAGATCGAGACGATCAACCTGCGCATCAACAGCGCAGGCGGCGATGTGTTCGACGGCCTCGCAATCTACAATCTGCTTTCCGCTCACGACGCCCGGGTCATTGCGCATGTGGACGGCATCTCCGCCAGCATCGCCAGCGTCATTACGATGTCCGGCGATGAAATTCGCATCGCGGAGAACGGCTTCATCATGATCCATGACGCCTGGTCCGTGGCATCGGGCAACGCGCGCGAATTGCGCGAGATGGCGGACAAGCTGGAAATGGTGAGTGCATCCATCGCAGATGTTTATGTCGCGCGGACAGGCGCGAAGATCGATCAGGTGCGGGCATGGATGGACGCGGAAACGTGGTTCAGCGCCGAGGATGCGGTGAAGAACGGTTTCGCCACGATGGTGACGGAAAACCAGAGGGTAGCGGCGAAGCTGGACCCGGCGAAGCACAAGTTCCGCAACACGCCGTGCGCGCTGGTTGCGCCGGTCCCCGACGCCATGGCGCAGATCAAACCGAAATACGCCGCGCAAGCCGATGCGCTGCGCAAGCTCGGCATGAGGTTCGAGCTTGGGAATTCCCGCAGCGGGTAATCCGCATGCGAGTGTCGTGGCCGTCATGGCCACAGCCGAGGCCGCCGGGTTGGCGGCCTTTTTGTTTGCTGGAGAAGACCATGAGTCACAAGACCATGATTCCGGCGAGCGTCCTGGCTGTGCTGGCCATGGGCGCACCGTCCTTCGGGGCGATCTTCAACCAGATCGATCCCATCATCGAGCAGCACCGGACGCGCCAGCAGGAATTGCTGGCCGCGTCGCAGACGATCCTCGCCCAGGCCGACGCCGAGAAGCGCGACCTGACATCCGAGGAGAACACGTCCGTCGACAACAACACCGCCGAGTTCGAGAAGCTCGACGGCGAGATCGCCCGGCGCGAGAAGATCAACGCGCAGGCGGCGCTCTTGGAGCGGCCCAACGGCCGTCAGACGGAGCCGGAGCCGGTGAACAACGCCGACCCGGCCATCGCCGCGGTCGCGCCGATCCAGGCCGCGGCGACGCAGCGCCCGGCTGTCCCGGCCCAGGCTCGTCCGGCCGGCGCCGAGCGCACCTTCGGCTGGCGCAGCTCCGGCGACTTCTTCGCCGGCGTGCGTGCGGCATGCCTGGACGGCGGCCAGATGGACCGCCGTTTGCAGAACGCGCTGTCCACCTACGGCAATGAAGGCCTCGGTCCAGACGGCGGGTTCCTGGTCCCGCCGGAGTTCCGGACCACGATCCTCCAGAAGGTCTTCGCCGAGGACAATCTGTTTGGCCGCACCAATCAGATCCCGGTCACCGGGAACAATCTGACGGTGCCGATGGACATGACCACGCCGTGGGATTCGTCCAGCGGCATCCAGGCGTATTGGACGGCTGAGGCCGGCGCGATCACGCAGTCGAAGCCGGTGTTCGAGGAAGTCAACCTGAAGCTGCATAAGCTGGCCTGCCTCGTGCCGGTCACGGAGGAGCTTCTGGAGGACTCCGCGGCCCTCGGCTCCTACGTGTCGAGCAAGGCGGCGGCGAAGATGGAGTTCGCCCTTGCCTATTCGATCGTGTGGGGCGACGGCGCCGGCAAGCCCCTGGGCTTCATGAACGCGCCGTGCTTGTCGACGCAGGCCATCGAATCCGGCCCGCAAACGACGGACACCATCAACGCGCAGAACTGCGTGAAGATGTATTCGCGCATGCCGGTCAACTCCCGCAACTCGGCGGTGTGGCTGATCCATCCGGACGCGGAATCGCAGTTGCCGCTGATGGTCCTCGGCCAGATGCCGGTCTATCTGCCGCCGGGCGGGTTGTCCGGCAACCAGTACGGCATGCTGCTCGGCCGTCCGGTGATCCCGCATCAGGTCTGCGAGACGCTCGGCGATCTCGGCGACTTTATGTTCGTCGACTTCCAGCAGTACCTCGCTGCGGTGAAGTCCGGCGGCGTGAAGTCCGATGTCTCCATGCATCTCTGGTTCGACCAGGATGTCACCGCCTTCAAGTTCACGATCCGGGTCGCGGGTCAGCCGTGGTGGTCGGTGGCCACCAGTTCACGCGACGGGGCGTTCACGCAGTCCCCGTTCGTGGTGCTCGCGTCACGCTAACGAAAAGAGAGCCGTCATGAAAGTCACGTTCAACACGACAGTCCAGTTCCAGACCGATGGCCGGAACAAAGGCCCGGTCTACGAAGCCGGCAAGACCTACGACCTCCGGGACGATCACGCCAACAGGTGGATTCGTCGGGGGATGGCCGCGCCGGCCAAGGACTCGGCTTCCGTGGCGGCTCATCCCGCAAGCGTCGATCTCGACAAGCAGAAGGGCGGCAAGGCCACGCGGCTTCCGAAGGCCGCCGCCTAAAGGAGATTCGATATGAGTAACATTGGCCCGAACTTTCCGCCGACCGATATCGTGATGGCGCTGGGCATCCTGCCCTCGCACACGACGGTCACGTCCACCGCGGGGCCGGCAACGTCCTGGTTGCCGATGCAGTATCACGGGGCGGCGCTGTTGCAGATTCTCCAGGGCGCCACGACCGGCGGCTCCGGGGACAGCTACACGCTGACCTGCGAACGCTCCGAAGTCGCGTCTTCGACCGGCGCGAATTACGCGCAGGTGCCCTACCTGTACCGGACTCTGAACACCACGGCCGCCACGGTCCGCATCAACGCCTCGACCGGCAACAATGCGAACTGGGGAGCGTTCACCGCCTCGACCGGGGCCACCGCAATCGCGTCGGCCTCGGCCGGACAGTACGTGCAGGCCTGGGTGAACAGCGCCGATCTCGCCGGCACCGGCGCGGCCGTATCAGGCTCCGGGTATACCGAGTTCGTGCGGTTCAAGATCACCGCCGGCACGTCCATCACCGGGGCGCTGGCGGCGACGCTGAACTGGATGAATCCTCGATACGAGAAGTCCATCCCGGTCGTGCATTCGACTGCGCTGTAGGTTCCTCCCTGACTGGGGGCCGCGGGCAACTGCGGCCCCGCTTCTTTTGGTGACCATGCAAGCGATCAATCCCCTGGCCGACTGGTCCGGCCGGATCGGCGACAGCTATTTCAAGCGCAACCCCGTCACCGATGACGGGCTGGCGCGGCGCAAGGCATGGCTGTGCAAGGTTCTGTGCCATCTCGACCCGCCGCCGCGGACAATCCTCGAGATAGGGGCCGGCGCCGGCGACAACCTGATCGTCCTGGATGAGCTTCTGCCGGGGGCAGAGTTGTTCGCGACGGAGCCGAACGCCGCGGCCAGGGGCGCGATGATGGAAGCGTTGCCGAATGTCTCGGCCTTCAGCCATTCGGCGCAAGGGCTGTCCCTGGGCGACGGCACCATGGATCTGGTGTTCACCGTCTGCTGCCTCATCCATGTTCCGGCCGACGAACTGAACCAGGCCTTGTCGGAGATATACCGGATCAGTCGGAAGTGGATCGTCATTTCCGAGTACTTCGCGGCGAGGCCGGAGCACATCGATTGGCGCGGCTCGCACATCTGGAAGTGCGATTTCGGCAGCGCGCTCATGGACCTGTTTCCGACCGTCAAGCCGGTGGCGTGCAACTTCGAATGGAAGCCGCTGACGGGCTTGGACCACTGCACGTGGTGGGTGTTTCGGAAATGACGGAGCAGAGGACGAAGATCGCGCTGGTAGGCTCCGCTACGTCGTCCTGCCACCTGACGCCATACGACGACCCGTCCTGGGAAATCTGGGGCCTGGCATGGCGCGCGCATCCGCAAGACATGAAGCGCGCCGATGTGCTGTTCGAGATTCACGACCGGCAGATGTGGAAGGCCTGCCAGGGCGGCTCCGACGAAGTTCTGGCAGCCTATGTCAAGATGCTCCAGACGACGGACAAGCCCGTCTATCTGCTGAAGCAGGAAGAGGACATCCCAACGGGCATCGCGTTTCCGATGGCGGAATGCACCGAAGCCATCGGGGCCGATTACTACGCATCCTCCATCGGCTACATGCTGGCGCTGCTCATCCTTCAGCAGCAGCAGGGACGCGTTGTCGAAGAGGTCGGACTGTATGGCATCGATCTGCTCTGCGACGACGAGTGGGCCTATCAGCGGCCGAATACGGAATATTTACTCGGCATCCTGAAGGGCCGAGGCGCGGAGATCGTCATCCCGGAAACGTCGGCCCTTCTGAAGATCAACCACAAGTACGGCGTCGAAGCCGCGCCGATACAGGGCGGTGTCTCGCCGGGATGGCTGGGCCGGCAGATCGAAGAACTTCAGTCGAAGCATGCCCACATGCTCCAGGGCCATCATACCTACGACGGCGCCTATCAGGCCGCCGATCTCTTCGCCACCGACCCCGAAGCGGGGCCGGAGAACGAGCGGGAGTGGCTGCGGAAGTTCGGCGCTACGCCGGAGCAGCGGGCGCTCGCGGCGGAACGGGCGAGGGTGTTCCAGCAGAAGAAGCAGGAGCACCTGTTGCAGCTCTGCAAGATGGACGGCGGGCTGGAGATGCTGCGCTACACGAAGGCTATGGCGGAGCATCACCTGCGGCATGGGGTGATCCCGGGGTAGTCATGACATTGGACGCCGGCGACGCCAATGTGATCGCACAGCGTTTGGTGCTGCATGGGGGCGCGCCTACCGGAACTGACGATGCTAACACGATAGCCAATTGGCTGCGGGCGCATTGGGCAGACGTGCACCATACAGACGACGAAGTGGAGGTGAACGCTTATCTGGAGCGGCGGGGGATCACGTTCAGCCAATGGGCTGGTGGCGATGGTCATTTGTCCGGCGACGACTTCTTCGGCCAGTCTTTGGCAACAGGTTGGTACGACAACATCCAGCCGGCGGCAAAATACTACGCGGATATCGGGCTGACGGTCTTCGCCTGGCAGGGCAGTAGCGACGGCGGCACAACGACCGATCTTCGCGTCAAGGCCTATGACCATGTCGCGAAGAAATGGACGCCGGAATTCATCGCGGCCACGAACATGCTGGCCGACCCGACCGACACGCACGACGTGCCGGCGCAGGAGCGGGACGGCGACGGCCATTTCTTCATCTACTACGGCGCCCACAACACGGCGCAGCGGATCGTCAGCAGCGTTCGCCCGAACGACATCACCGAGTGGCAGGCGCTCAGCAGCCTCGGAAGCGACACCGCCTACCCGCATCCCGGCTTCGACGGCGCGCAGATGAACCTGCTGGTCCGCAGCGAGGGCCGCTACTGCCGCTGGTACCGGACGACCTCGATCACCGCCGGCGTCCCGACCTGGGCCGATGTTGTTACGCTGATCGACTTCGGCTCCGGCACCCGCTTCTATCCGGGCACGCTGCATGTTGTCGACGGCAAGCTGCACTTCTCAGCGTGCCAGGCGAATCAGGCCGACGAGTTCCGGCGCAATCTGTACCGCTTCACGCTTGATCCTGTGACGGGCGACGTTACCAATTTCGCTGGGGACGTGACGGTCGAGTTCGCCAACCTGCCGGTCGATCTGACCACGGCGAACGCCAGCTTTCGCATCTTCCAGCATGCCGGTGGGGATGATTGGACCGCAGGGCCGGATTGGTGCTTCGACGATGAGGGGCGCGAGCACCACCTGATCACCAGCGGCGATCCCGGCGGCTTCGACGTCGATGTCCTCGGCGATCTGCTGCATTACTGGTGGGATGGCGCGGCCTGGCAGACGGACGTGCTCCGCGACGGCACCTATCAGGTGGTTGTCGGCGGCGGCATCGTGCAGGGGCCGGACGGCTCTGTCGAAGCTTGGTATCCGTTCGATGATGGCGATGTCTGGGCCGGGCAGGGCGGCAACATCTACCGGCAGATATGGACGCCGACCGGAGGGATGGGCGCGCCGCAACTGATCCGCACGGCAACGGACTTCCGCTTGAAGGCGCCGGAATACGTTGCCGATGCTCATCCCGACGCCAGGATCATCTTCTCCGAAGGCCCGCTGAACGGGGTCAGCGATTTCGGATCGCTCAAGGGCTTCGCCTACGGCGACAGCGGCTATCTCCGCCGCGGCGGGCAGTATATCGGCGGCGCCGGGCGGTTCGACAACGAGGAAGCATCCGCGTGGCATGATAGCCTGCTCGGCCAGGTGCCGGATGACGACATCTGGCTGATCGATCGCCTGTTCGGTGTTCTCAAAGACATCGGCATTGCGAAGTTCGATCGCTGTATCCCGCTGCGATTGACGAGCACGGACGAAGCCGACGCACTCCGCGATATCATCAGCGGCGTCAGCGCCGTAAATAACGGAGCGGTCTACACGCCGGGCGCCGGCTTCACGACCGATGGGTCTGAGTCGTTCATCGCGACAAGTTGGAATCCGGGCACGGCAGGCGGCGCCTACGGACAGAACGGCGGCCATTTCGGCGCCTACTTCGTGGATACCGGCCAAGTCGCCGCGAGTGCCGTCGGACAGTTCGATGGCGCCGACGGCATGACGCTGGCCCCGCGCAGCACGGGCGGCGGTGGCAGCGGCAATATCACCTTCCGGGTCAATCAGGCGAGCATCAGCAGCACGGCGAACAGCGGCAACACGAACGGCCGCGGCCTCTACATCGCCAACCGCAGCGCCAGCAACGCCACGCAGGTCTACAAGAACAACGCAGCCGTTGCCGTCACGTCGGGCGCCAACCAGACCAGCACGGCGCTGAACAACGCCGAAGTCATGCTCGGCCTCGTCGCCGGCACGTTCACGGCGCACCAGTTCGCCGCGTTCATTTCTGGCGGTTCGCTGACTGCAGGCGAAGTCGCCGACCTCTACAACCTCGGCATCCGGCCGATCATGGCGTTCAAGGGGCTGGCGTGATGATGACGGGCTTCGGCAAACCGCGCTGCACACTCAGCGCGGTCGTGACGCGCGCAGACGGGCGCGTGGAGAACTTGGGAGTCATCGCCGACTCCGAATGGTCATGGTTCCGCAGATCGGTGATCGAGCGCATCCGGCGCTGGTACATGAGGCGGTTTCTAAGGCTGGGGTAATCCTATGGCCGACGTGATTACGCATGATGGCTACAAGTCGCTGTGGACGTTGGTGGCCGCAGCGTCGACGACATCCTACAACCCGCCGATGTATCTGTTCTGGGGCACGTCCGGGACGGCGGTGACATCGAACACCGATCTCGGCTCCCGCGCGGCGCCGACGACGGGAACGGGCGTGACGGGCACGCGATCCGTCGTCACCACCACGACATCCGGCGATACCTACCGGGTGACGGGAACGATCACGTCCACATCGACGCTGGCGATCACGGAATTCGGCATCAAGGACTCGGCCACGTCTGCCGGCTCCAACCTGCTGTTCTGGCATTCGACGTTCGGCGTCATCAACGTGGTCGCCAACGACAGCATTACCTTCACGGCAAACGCGGTCGCAACAACCACGGCCTAGCACGGCTCTTAACATGACAACGGAGGCACACCGCGCGGCGCAACCGCGCAGGGGGCGGTAGATGCCTGACACCGGCTTTCGGAGCCCCGGTACCGCAGCGAATGCAGATCGCTCCGGCGGCGTTGCATGGTCGAACCCAGGCAATATCGTCTCCTCCAATAATGTCCGCGCGATTGCTGATCTTGACGAGGTCGCCAGCGACTGGCTGAGAGCCACCAACTTCGGCTTCACCATTCCGAGCGATGCGACAATCGACGGGATAGAGATCGCCGTCGAGCGGCACCATGAGGGCGGTGGCAACCCGATCCAGGATCAGCAATGTTTTCTACGTAAATCGACCGGACAGGTCGGCAGCGATTGGGCGGCGACGGCGACGAATTGGCCAACGTCTGACGGGACCGCGACCTACGGCGGCGCGACCTCACTGTTCGGTACGACCTGGACGCCGGCAGAGATCAACAACTCTGCGTTCGGGCTTGACCTCTCTGCACGCAAAAACCCGACCTCCGGCGTTGCCCGTGAGGCCAGGGTCGATCACATACAGATCAAGGTTTACTACACCGAGGCCGCCGGCGAGCCTGTCGATACGCCCGTCAACGTCACGGCCCATCTAAGGCTAGCCCGGCGCATTACGAAAGCGGCCAGCACGGCAAAGACCGGCCGCCTGAAATTCGCCCCGTCCCTCGCGACGGCGCTGAGCTTCGGCCGTGCGTTCACAGCGCATATGCGGTTCGGCCGGTCGCTGACGCGGGATACGGGCAAGGTGGCGCGGGCCTTCGTTAGGACAGGCCCGCGGCTGAGCCGGGCGTCGGGTTGGACACGGGCCGCGCATCTGCGGCTGGGGCGTACCGTCACGAAGAGCACGGCGACGGCAAAGACGGCGCACCAGCGGTTCGCGGCCACGCTGGACAGCATCAAGTCCATTGCCGTCCTGCTGACGGCGTATCTGAGGCTCGCGTCGGTTGTCGAGAAGCAGGCAGGGCTTAGCCGGGTTGGGTATCTGACGTTTGCGAAGCCGGCATCCCAGGCGCAGACGTGGGATACCGGGTTTTCGGTGCCGGAGATCGCCTATTCGGATGGCGATCTGACGGCGGCGAACACGCAGCCGTCCGGCGCTGGGTTTCCGAACGTCCGCTCTAGCACCACAAGATCGTCGGGCAAGCTGCACGCAGAGATCACGTGGAACGATCTTGTCACGGCCGGCAGCGGAAGCGCCGTAATAGGATTGGCAACACCTGGGTTTCCAAATTCGACCGCGCCCGGTAACGCCGCTTCGGGTGAAGGGAGCTGGACACTTTTCAGGAATGGTAGTGCCGTCCACGACGGCAGTATTACGGGTGGCGGCCCGACCCTGAATGACGGCGACGTTGCCCGCCTTGATGTTGACTTCGATAGCGGCGATCTCTGGCTCGGCGGGCCATCTGGCTATCACGGCGGCGGTGATCCGGCAGCGGGCACCGATCCGACATTCACGATACCGCCCGGCAGCTACCATTTGCAGGCCGGATGTTTCAGGCTCGGCGGGAACGACAATCTAACCGTCAACTTCGGCGCCTCGGCTTTCAACTATGTCGTTCCGGCTGGATTCCAATCATGGGCGGCAGGCGGCTCCGAAAGCGAAAGCACTACCAACCCGGTCATAAAGGCCGTTGCCACCGCCAAGGCGGCCTATCTGAAATTCGCCACCACATTCGACGCGCTGAAGTCGGCGCTGGTGACGCTGACGGCCTATGTGCGCCTGTCGGCAAGGCGCACGCACAGCATCGGCAAGCCGCTGTCCGCGCATCTGACGCTGGCGCGCTCCCTCACGAAGGCCGTCAGCCGGACGCGGACAGCCGCCATCAAGTTCGCCGCCGCGCTTGTCGCGGCCAACGCCTTCAGCCGGGCCATGACGGCGCATCTCCGGGTTGCCCCGGCGCTGACGAGACATACAGGGAAGCCGCTATCCGCCGCCATAGAATTCGCCGGCATCTCGACGAAGGCCGTCAGCCTGTCGCGCGCAGTTTACGTCCGGTTCCGACTGTCGCTCGCCCGTGCCGCCACCGTCATCGTCAACCTTGCGCGGTGGATCATTCGTGACGCGGCGGCGGTGGCGTTTTCCGCACGGCACGCGGTGGTATCGGTATGGACGGTGGCGGATACCGCGGCCGTGTGGACGGTGCGCGACGCGGCCGTTGCCACATGGGCTGCGCGGGACTCTTCGGCGGTGACGTGGGCGGCCTCTGACAGGGCATTCGAAGCATGAGCATCAATACCTACGAGCGGTACTCCCTCGTCAGGGTGACGGCGACTGTCTCGACATCCACCGGCGGCGTCATCGCCACGAGCCTCACGGCGCAGTCCTGGAACGTCACGGCCAGCTCCACCACGGCCGTAAGCTACAGCACGGCGGCCGGAACCATTGCCGTCGGCTCCACCGGCGATCTCAGCTTCGACGTGTTCGCCGATGCCGAGGGCGACTACCGCTATGTCATCTACACGTCCACGGGTTCCTATCCCGGTGGCGTGTCCGGCCAGTTCCGCGTCGTCGATACGGTGTTCGCCTGATGCGCTATGCCCTCACTTGCACGGAGAAGCCGACAAGCCTCCCCGTCACGCTGGATGAAGCCCGCTTGCATCTGAAGGAGCCGCACGAGGACGACAACCCGTTGATCCTGGCGATGATCGCTGCGGCGACGGACCTCTGCGAAACCTTCACGCGCCGGCAGTTCATGACGGCCACCTACGAAATGCGGTTGGACGGTTTCCCGTCCATGATCCGCGTGCCGAGGCCGCCGTTGCAGGAAGTCGTCAGCATCGTCTACAGCGATAGCGCCGGCTCGCAAACGCTCTCGTCATCCGACTATATCGTCGATACCCACAGCGAGCCGGGGCGCATCACCACCACATTCGCCGGCACCTGGCCCGTCACCTACCGGGAATTGAACGCCGTCACCATCACGTTCAAGGCCGGCTGGAGCAAGGTGGGCGACGTCCCGGAAGCCCTGCGCGCCGCCATCAAGCTCCTGGTGGGGGACATGTATCAGCACCGGGAGGTCGCCACGGACAAGCCGGTGAACGAAATGCCGGCGGTGAAGGCCCTGCTCATGGCGCATCTGGTGGAGTGGTGGGGCTGATGGGCCTGATGACCGGCCCCAACACGGGGAACATGGATCGCAAGATCACGATCCAGACGGCGGTGGAAGCGCAAAGCACGAGCGGGGCGATTATCACCACCTACGTCACGGCCTCGCGTTCGATCTGGTGCGAGGTGCGGGAGCCGCGGGAGCGCGAGATACAGGCCGCGATGCAGACGGCCGGCCAGATCGACCGGGTGTTCCTCACCTGGTGGTCGACCGGCATCACGCAGACCAGCCGCATCCTCTATGACGACGGGCTCGGCGAGCGGACCTATGAAATCCTGGGGCCGCCGGAGGAATTGGGGCGCAGGACCAGACTGCGGTTGCAGGCGCGGGTGCTGCGCGCGACATGAACGTCATCCTGTTGTCGCCCTATCCCGAACGCATCGAACGGGCGTTGCGGGATGCCGGCGATCACGTGGCCCACACGACGACATTGCCGATCTGTCTCTATACCTGTCTCAGGCATTCCGGCCAGTTCATCGTCAGCTACGGCTACCGACATATCCTGAAGCCGCCGCTGATCGGGGCCATCCCGGCGATCAACCTGCATATCTCGTTCCTGCCGTGGAACAGGGGCGCGGACCCGAATTTCTGGTCCTGGCATGACGGCACGCCGAAAGGCGTGACGATCCATGCGATCGATGAAGGGATCGATACCGGGCCGATCTATGCGCAGGAGACCACTGTGTTCAGGGGGCGCACGCTCGCGGAAACTTATCTCGAGTTGCACGAGCATATCTGCGACCTGTTCGCCCGGACATGGCCGTCGATCCGCGACGGCGCCCTGGCAGCAAAGCCGCAGGCGGGGCAGGGGAGCTACCACCGCTCGGCGGATCGGCCGGAGGTTGATTGGAGCATGGCCGTCGGGGACATCGCGGCATGATGCAAATGCAGGTTTCCGGCCTCAAGGAATTGGTTGCCGCGCTCAGGAAGTTCCCGGAGGAGTTGGCCCGCCGCGAGATCGCCAAGGCGCTACGGCCGTCGGCTGAGATTATGCGGACGGACATCGCATTCCGGGCGCCGGTTCGCGATGTGGAAGATGGAGACTTCCTCAAGGAACGCAAGAGAGGGCGAGTGACGGCGCCGGGCCACCTGAAGGCGCATATCGTTCTACGGATGCGGACCGTGCAGGGCATCCCGACGGCGCTGATCGGCTGGGCGAAATCCGCCTTCTGGGGCGCAATGAACGAGTGGGGGACGTCGCGACAGCCTCCGCGGCCGTTCGCGCGGCCCGGCTTCGACAGCACCGCGCCAGAGGTTCTTCGCGAATTCGCGTTCCGGCTGCGGCTCGGCGTCGAGCGGACGGCGAAGAAGCTGTATGCGAAAGCGAAGTAGCCGATGGCCAGCATTGACGACGCAATCTTCGCCCGCCTTGCGGCCTCAACCGGCATCACGGGCCTGACATCGACATCCGGCATCTACAACCTACAGGCATCACAGGGCGCTGTTACGCCGTTCATCGTGTTCAACGTGCTGTCTCATGGCGCCGTCGATAGCGCCGACGGCATCGATCGCCTGACAGGTGCCCGGCTTCAGATCGATTGCTACAGCGCCGACAAGGACGAGGCTGCGCTGCTTGCGTTGCGCGTGCGGCAAGGCATCGGCGGCTTCTCCGGTGAATCTGCAGGAATCCGCGTGACGCGCTGCCTCGGCCCGCGGACGAGCTTCGCCGCCTACGAATCCGAAACCCGGCTGTACCGCGAGATGCGGGAATTCAGCCTCGGTTACTACGAATCCACCGCCTGACACTGAACGCCTGCCCTGACGATCAGGCCCCGCCATCGCGCGGGGCCTTTGCTTTTTGGAGGCCCAGATGACGACTGCTTTCGACTTCCAGGGGACGGTTCTGGCGATCAGCGCATCCTCGACGGCCGAGGTCTACACGGCCATCGGCGAGGTGCGCGAGTTTTCCTTCGACCGCACCGCGCCGGAGATCGACGTGAGCAACGCCGACTCCACGTTCCGCGAATATATCGGCGGCCTGCCGGACGGCGGCGTGTGGAACGCCACGCTGAACTTGCAGGCCAACACCACATCCACCGCCACCGGGCAATTCCTCGCCCTGCACGCCTACAACAACCAGACGGACGGCGGGCGCTATTTCCGCGTCGTGTTCGACAACACCACCGGCACGGATTCGGCGTTCAAGTGGACCGGCCCCGTGCTCAGCTACAACATCTCCGGCTCCGTGGATAACCAGTGGAGCCTGTCCCTGTCCGGCCGCATGAACACGACGGTCGGCATCTATGCCGCGGTGACGTGATCATGGCGCTCAGCAGAGAAGATATCCTTGGGGCGAACGATCTACCCTATGAGGATGTGCCCGTTCCGCAATGGGGCGGTGCCGTGCGCCTACGGCCAATGACGATGCAGGAAGCGCTGGATATCACCAAGGAAAGCCCGGATGCCTTGGCCGCGCGCATCCTCGTGCTGACGGCCGTCAATGACGAGGGCAAGCACCTCTTCACCGCAGAGGACATCCCGGCGCTCTCCGGGAAAAGCTCCGTCGCCATGAAGGGCCTGCTCCAGAAGGCGCTGGAGTTGAACGGCCTGGGTGAGAATTCGGTGAAGGCAGCGGAAAAAAACTGAGGCGCCGGCCCGACAAGGTATTCGAGATGGAACTGGCCTTCGGCCTGTCCCGCACCGTCTCGGAACTGCGGCGGACCCTGACTCACCGCGAGTACGTCGATTGGATCGCCCTGTCGGGCATCCATCCGTTCGGCGAGTCCGCCGCAGACCTGCGGGCCGGCATGCAGATGTCCCTCCTCGCCAATATCAACCGCAACCGGAAGAAGAAGGCGCAGCCGTTCTCATGGCTGGACTTCATCTACTGGCGGAAGCCTGCCGACCACATGAAGCGGAATCCCGAGGGTAAGTGATGGCCGCCCCACTCGTCGGCGATCTTCAGATCCGTATTGCCGCCGGCATCGCCGAATTGCAGCGCGATCTCAACGCGGCCGAGGCGCGCGTGAAGAAGTTCGGCGGCACCGTCGCCAACCAGAACCGCACGCTCGCCACAGCGGGGGCGGGCTTCAATTCTCTTCGCGGCCAAGTGCAGAATGCCGCCTTCCAATTCGGCGACTTCGCGGTGCAGATCGGATCCGGCACCGATGCGATGCGCGCCGCGTCACAGCAGTTGCCGCAGTTGCTCGGCGGCTTCGGCATGTGGGGCGCCGTCATCGGCGCAGCCGTTGCCGTGCTTGGCGCCGTCATCACGCAACTCGATCTGTTCGGGGGTAGCGCAGATCAGGCGGCGAAAGACCAGGAGAAGTTCAACGACCAGCTAAAGCAGCTGTCGAGCCTGATGGATGAAATCAGGGGCAAGCAACCCCTGACGATGGAGGCCCTGCAAGCTTCCGTCGGCGGCATCATCGGCATGACGCGGCACGATATCGAGAACCGCATCGGCCAGATCAAGCGGGAGCTATCGAAGCTGCCGGAGGGCGGCGCCGAGATAAAGCCGGAGTTCGGCGGAACGATCCCGCTGTCGCGTTCCGAGATCAAGGGCCTGGAGGACGAGCTAAAGGTTCTGGAAAGCCGCCTGGTCATGCTCCAGGCCAAGGCCGGCGAGTTCGGCGATCGGTTCGAGGCGAACTGGAAGCACTCGGCCGACGCCATCAAGCATGTGCAGGACGAGGCGAAGCGCCTTGCCGATCAGCAGGCCCGTGATGCCGAGAGGCTAACGGAACAGCAGCTTCGCGCGCGCGAGGCGATCGATCAGCAGATCGTCGGCCTGACCAACCAGTCCGAACTCATCCAGATGACGGATCGCGAGCGGGCGATCACGGTGGAACTGCTGAAGGCGGAGGAAACCGCCCGACGCGGGCTGACGACCGTTACGGCCGAGCAGACGCAGCAGATTCGCGAGCAAGCCGGCGCACTGTTCGACATCGCGCGGATGCAGGAATACGAACGGCAGAGGCAAGCCGACTTGGCGCGGCTCAATCTGAAGGAAACGGCGGAGCGCGAAGCGGAGCAGAAGAAAGCCCTGGCGGAGGAACAGCGTCGGATCGAGCAATTGGCCAACACGTTCGAGGATCTGGCCGCCAGCCTGACGAACGCAGCCCTGGGCTTCCAGTCCTGGGAGGACGCAGGAAAGTCAGCCATCAACGCCGTGTTCAATCTGCTTTTCGACTATCTGGACAGCTTGTCGAAAGTCGAAGGTGGGGGCGGCGGGGGCGGCCTCGGCGGGCTTTTCGGCTCGATCTTCACGGCCATTCTCGGCGGCCTCGGCAGTGGCGGTTCTGTCGGCGCGCCTACCAACTTGATCCCCGGCGCCGGCGCGCAGTTCGGCGGCCTATACGCCGAGGGCGGCCATCTCGGGTCCGGGCCGGAGTTGATCCATGGCCCGGCGAACATCACGCCGATCGACGACTTCGAGCGCGGCGGCGGGACAACGGTTGTCAACAATTTCGACTTCCGCAACGCCCGCCTCGTCGAGGGTATGGTGCGGCAGGAAATCGCCCGCGCGGCGCCGGCTATCATCGACGCCAGCGAGCGGCGAGTGATTGACTCGCGCCGACGCGGCGGCCAAATGGCGGATGCGTTCGCATGAGCTACACATATCCGCTGACGCCGCCACCGAGCCCGGTGGCTCGCACTGTCACGATCATGCCCGAGGATGCGACATCCTATGACGAGTCGCCGTTCGATTATTCGGGCCAGTCCTACGATTTCGGTGGCGAGCGGTTGCGGCTGGCGGTCGAACTGCCGCCGATGCGTGAAAGCGAAGCCGCCGATTGGGCCGCCTTCTTCCTGAAGCTGAAGGGCCGATATGGAACCTTCACCTTCGTCAATCCGTTCAAGCGCGCGCTTCTCGGCAGCGCCTCCGGCACCATCCGCGTGAACGGTGCCGGACAGACCGGCACGACGCTGAACGTCGACGGGCTGTCCAACAATCTGGCCATCGCCTTCAACAATTACGATCACTTCACGCTGGAGTCCCGGCTTAAGGTCTGCGTCGCCAATTCCTCCAGCAACGGTTCGGGGCAGGCTGTTCTCACGATCTGGCCGGCGCTCGACACGGCCCCGGCGGACAACGCCATCCTCACCATTGCCGATGCCACGGGCGTCTACCGCCTGGCGGAGCCGGCGAGCTTCAACATCGAAGTCGCGAAAATCTACGGCTTCAGCTTCACCGCAATCGAGGCGCTGTAAATGGCCACGTCGCTGACCCGGACCCTCGTCGTGCAGCTTTCCGGTTCGTTCGAGAATCCGCTGGACAACAGCACCGTCGTTCAGCCGCTGGATTACCAGCGCCAGGTGACAGTGATGAACGGCACGAGTACCGGCCAATCATCCAATTATTTCGAGGATACCCGCACGATCGCGTCATCCACCAGCGAAGTGCTGAATCTTGCCAACCTGTCATCCAACGCCTTCGGTTCGGCCATCAGCTTCTCACGCATCAAGTGCCTGTGGATGCTGGCTTCGTCTACCAATTCGGCGCCGTTGCAGATCGGCGGCTCGACCGCAACGACGTTCCCGATCTTTGGCTCCTCCGTGAATACGCTGCATCTGCGCCCCGGCGGGCAACTCGTCATGCAGGCCGACGACGGTACGGCCTACGGCTCCACGAACGGCAACCTGCAAGTTCTGAGTACCGCCGGCGATGTTGCCACCTATCGCATCTTCGTGGACGGCGCCACTGCCTAGCCATGCGCCACATCCCGAACAGCATGGCTGCGGCTCTGGACGAGTCGCAGATCAGACCGGCTTTCCTCGTGGAGTTGGAATTCAGTGGGCAGTACGCGCATTTGTGGAGCGGGCGGGGGGCGCTCCATTGGAAGGGCCGCATCTTCAACAACGGCGTGACGCCGGCATCGGGCGTGATCGGAACAATATCCAGCGTCGGGGAATCCGGCGAGCTGGCGGCGCACAGCATCACCTATGGCCTGAGCGGCATCCCGAGTGACACCGAAGCCGGTCGCGATCTGATCGAACTGGCGGACAAATATACCAACCAGGGCGGCACCGCCAGGCTGTGGTTCGCCACGCTGGACGAGAACTATCAACTTGACGGCGAGCCGTGGCCGCTGGCGGAAACGCTGATCGACGTTCCGACCATCACGCTCGGCGCGGATAGCGTGGCCATTGCGTTCAGCACGGAAACGCGCTTGTCCCGGCAGCAGAATCGACAGGGACGGCGGTACACGCACGAAGATCAGCAGCTCGATTATCCGGGCGATCTCGGCTTCGAGTTCGTCAACGAGCTCCAGGACAAGACGCTATAATGCAACGCCTGCCGGATTGGGAGGAGCGGCTGACGGCCGTTCTCACGGAATCGTTCGCGCGCCCGTTCCGGCATCTCGGATGCTGCCTTTTCCCTTGCCGCTGCATCGAAGCGGTGACGGGTGCCGATCTGACGGAGGGATTCGACGTGTCCGATGCTGGGCAGCTCGGCCCGCGCGGCGTCGAGGCGGTTGCCGAGGATGTTGCAGCGCGTTGCCGAATCCCGGAGATCGCGCCCGCGCTCTCGCGGATCGGCGACGTTGTTTTGATCGACACCGACGACGGCCCGACGCTCGGCATCTGCCTCGGCGAGCACGCGGCTTTTGCCGACGAGGAGGGGCTGACGATGCGCGATATCGGCGACTGCCGGCGGGCGTGGAGGCTCTGATGCCTTTTGTCGCAGCGTTCGCCGCCGCCTATCCGATCCTGTTCAGCGTGTTGATGGCCGTCGGCACGACGGTTATCGGCGCCGGCCTGCAAATGGCGTTCCGGCAGAAGCCGAAGAACCCGATCCTCACGGGGCAGGATAGAACGATCACCGTCAAGCAGCCGGTATCGCCGCATAAGACGATCTATGGCGCGTCCCGCGTCGGCGGGACGATCTTCTTCCTGGAGCGCGTCGGCACAGGGAATACCGCAGATGTCTGGATAGGCATCGTGTGGGCTTCACACGAATGCAAGGCCATCGATTCCATCTACGCTGACGATGAGCAAATATTCGTCAATAACGACGGCTCGGTTCGCGGTGCGCGAGCCGGGCAGATTTTGATCTACAACCATCTTGGCGCCGTCGACCAGACCGCCGATACAGCGCTCTCTGCCGCCTTCCCGCTGAAGTGGACGCAGGCCCACCGCCTCCGTGGCCGCTGCTATTCCATCATCGAATTGATCGACATCGGCACGAATTGGGAGAACACGATCCCGAACTTTTCAGCCGACATCCGCGGAAAACTGCTCATCGATTCCCGCACCGGGGAATCGGTTTACACCGACAACGCCGTGCAATGCATCCGTAGCGAGATCATGGATGTTAACGCCGGCTTAGGTGAATCGGCTTCCCGTATCGACACACAGAACTTCAACGCCGAGTCCAACGTCTGCGACGAGGAACTACCGTTGCCCAGCTACTCCGAGAACTGGGTGTTCGACGGAGCCAATATTTCCTCCACCTTCACCGTCAGCGACCTCACGCTCAACCGGCTGCTCGGCGGCCTATCCGAATCGGCATTCGCAGCCGTGTTCGCGACCGGCGACATCGTTCAAGTCAGCAATAGCGGGGGAGGCCTGCCGTCACCTCTCGCCCCGTCGACGGACTACTACATCCGCCTGTCCGCCACTCTGAACCTGTTCTTTCTCTATACGACTCTCGCGGACGCCCTCGCGGATACGAACCGCATCGACATCACCACGAACGGCACGGGGACGCATACTGTCCACAGCCGCAAAGTCTTGCTGCGCACGCTCGGCGTCGAAACCACGTTCACGGCCAGCGCCGGAGCGGACACCATCACTGCCGCGGCTGGTCTGCATGGCGGGCCGTCGTTTGGCAAGGTCATTGTCGTCGAGTCCACGAACACATTGCCGCCGCCCTTGGCGGCCGGGACGAAATATCTTTTCACCGCGATCCTGACCGGCGGCCTGCGCCCATACCCGGTCATAGGGGGTTCCGACATCAACATCACCGGCGCCGGCACCGGCACGCATACCATGCGCGTCATCGCCGAGGCGACGGGCACCTTCGACGGCAGCGCCGTCGATACGGCCGAAGACACGATCGACCATGGCGGCTTCTACGGCCCGGTGTTCGCTGGGCGGCCGGTGATCGTGCGTCTGAACAGCGGCAGCATGCCGGCGCCCCTGGTGGACGGCGAGACCGTCTACGTCGTCCCCACGACCGACCCGAACAAGATAAGGCTCGCGCGCACGCTGGCCGATGCCGAGGCCAATATCCACATCGACCTGACCTCGACGGGAACGGGCTGGTTTCTGGAATCGCCGCCATCGGCACCGGAGATGCTCGGGTTGACGACGGGCATGGCCGTTGGACTGGCCGTGACCGGCGGCTCCGGCAATCTGCCCACGGGCTACAGCCCGGAGATGTACGCGATCCGCCGGGGCCGCGGGTTGTTCCAGCTGGCCGGTTCGCTGGCCGATGCGTTGGCGGGCAACGCGACCGTGCCGACCACCGTCGGCACAGACCCTAATCTGATCTATCGAGTTACGCAGCTGCGGGAGCGGCGCTACACCGTCAACGGTGTGTTCGATTCCGACCAGGACAAGCGGGAAATCCTTAAGGGCATGGCGTCCGCCATAGGGATGGGCGCCGTGCTGGAGCCGCTCGGCACGGGCAAATGGCGGGTGAAGACGGGTCGGTATCGCCCGCCTCTGGGGACGCTGGGCCTGGGCGACGTTCGCCGCGGCGGCGTGCCGGAGATACAGACGAGGATCGAGCGCCGCTCCGTCGCGAACACGATCAAAGGCGTCTACAGCAGCCCGCTCAATTTCGATCAGCCGTCCGACTTCCCGGCCATATCCGATCCCAAATACGTCGCGCAGGACGGCGGCGACGTGCTTGTCGAAGACATAACGCTGCCGTTCACCAACTCGAAATGGATGGCGCGGCGCATCGCGAAGTCATGGCTGCGCCGAAAGCGGATGCAACGATCAATCCGCTTTCCGGCGAAGCTCGCGGCAGGATTCCGGTGGGAGTACGGAGACAGCCTGGCCGTGACGATTCCGCTGCCCAGCTACACGAACAAGACGTTCTCGGTGGAGGGTTGGGAATTCAGCACTGATAGCGAGGAAGGCGCGCCGCTCCCCAAGGTGGACCTGATCCTGCGCGAGACAGGACCGGGAATATGGAACTAGACGCGGAGCGCCGCGAATATCTGCTGTTCGAGCGTGCCGCGCGAATAGCAGGGCGCGCGGGCGATCTGATCGGCGCTGTTGGCAAGCCACATTCGATCCGTAGCCGCGACGCGGACGACGGCGTTCGTTGCGTCGCCGTTGGGCGAGAGCTGGATCGTTACCGTCCCCTGCGGATCGGGCAGCGTTACGGAGTGGGTTCGCCCGCAATCCACATGCCGCCCGATCCAGTCGGACGTGAGCGTGAGCTGCATCGTGCCGCTGCGTTCGTCCGCCAAGCCGATAGGCAGGCCGGTTCCGGTTGACCACACGACAAGCTTTGACCAAGCCTCCGCCTGAGGGCGGGCGATAATTTCTGCCGTGTCGATCGCGTGCTGTTGCGGTGGTGACGTTGTGCAGGCCACTAGCAAACCGGCGATTAGGAGCGGGGCGATCTTCATGGTTTCTTGCCGGGCTCCCAGATGATCGACAGGGTTTCCACCGGGTCACGGTCCATGGCCTTGCCGTCGATAAAGAGATCGACGATGCGGGCCGGCAACTCGGGGTGTGCGATGCGTGGCGGCCCGAACGTGCATTCGGCGATGTGCCGCATCGGGACGCCATAGGCGTTCATGACATCGAACTCGATGAAAGCGCCTGTCTCATCGCCGGTGCCTCGGATGCGCTGGTAGGTAGACGGCGCCGCCAAGTGCTTCACCAGAACGTACTCGCATTTCTCCAGGTGGAGAGAAACAGGCTCTTCCGCCACGGCTGTACCTGCGAACACAAACAGTCCTAACAGCGCGCGCATCGACCAAGCATACGCCCGGCCGGAAACCGGGCGCAAGCGTGTGAGGTATCCCCCATGACCCGATCAGAGATCGCGGCCCGCAACGCCCGGATACGGGATGCGGCCCGTGTGAAGACATGGCGGCAGTTGGTATCGCAGTTCGACCTGACGCGCCGGCAATTGCAGCGGATCGCCAGGGTCGGGGGCTTCCGGCTGCTGAGCGCGGGGAAGCGCCGTGGCTGACATCGGCAACGGCTCGAAGCACGGCCAGCACTGGATGAGCGGCATATCCATCGCCACGGCGTTTGCGGCGGTGTTCTCGGCCGGCGTCGTCTGGAAGTCCGATGCCGAACAGACGAAGCAGTTGGACCGGCTGGACATCCGCATCTCCAACCTGGAGCGGGACCATGCCGGAGCTCTGCCGGCGTTGCGGAAGCTGGAGAGCGAATTCGTCGAGATGCAGCGGGAACTGCAGCGGCTGCGCTGGCGGCTGGAGCGGGACAGCCCGCCGGGACCGGGGCGATGATGCGGTTCCTGGTAGCGGCCGTCCTCATCCTGGCCGCTGCCCCCCACGCCTACGCCCAGGCCGGCCCATGTGGGCCACGGGCCGATCTGCTGAAGCAACTGGCCGGCAAGCATCGGGAGGCCCCGCTGGGCATCGGCCCGACGAACAACCGGACCGTGCTGGAGCTCGTCGCCAGCGCCGACGGAGCAACCTGGACGCTGGTGGAGCACTACGTCACCGGGCAGAGCTGCGCGCTCCGGGCCGGGACGGACTGGCAGCCCTTGCGCTGGGAAGCCCTGGCCTGCCGGGACAACCCGGACTGCGCATAAGCCATGCTGTTCAAGCGGCCCGACGCCGTATGGCTGGTGGACGACATGCTGTTCACCGGCCGGGGCATCCGTATCCCGCCGCGGCACCAGCGGGTGCTCACCGATCTGATCCGCCACATCGGCGAGATACGCACGGACGCCGATCTAGCTGCAGCGGCATGGCCGGATCATGACGGCGGGATCGAATGGGGCGACTCCGAATTGCAGCACATCGTCGCCGATCTGCGGCGGTGGCTGCCGAAGTCCGTTGTGGACATCGAGAGCGTCATGAGCCCGCGGCGCGGCCGGGTGAACGGCCGCCGGCTGGGCTGGCGGCTCACAGGGCCGATCGGTTTCCGGGAGGCCAAGGACGAGCCGGCGTGACGGCGCCGACGCTGTTCGTCCGCTCCTGCCTGCTGGTTGGCCGCCGCGGACGCATCCGGTTCGGCAAAGGCGAAACGGGCCTTCTGATTGCCCTCGCCCGACACCGTGGCCCGATACCGCCATCCGTTTTGATCGAGACGTTGTGGCCGGATCCGGATTGGGAGCCGGAGATACCGGAGCGCGTGCTGGTCGTCCGCATCTGCAAGCTGCGCAAGAAGCTGCTGCCGTTCGGCCTCGGCATCGAGCCGGAATACACCCGCGGCTACCACCTGGCCGGGGAGCTGCACATCAATTGGAGAGGCCATGATCACGGACTACCGCCTGGACGCCGCCGACTGGAAGCCGACGCCGCACCACGGCGGGAAGATCGAACCGCAGTTCGTGGTGATCCATTACACCGCAGGCGGCTCGGCCGCGGGCTCCCTGCGGGCGATGGAGCGGTTCGGCCTTTCGGCGCACCTAGTGCTCGATAGGGACGGGAAGGCCACCCAAACCGTGGCCTTCAACCGGGCGGCCTGGCACGCCGGCCGCAGCGAATGGATGGGCGTGTCCGGGCTGAACAAGCATTCCATCGGCATCGAAGTTTGCAACTACGGCTGGCTGAAACCGCAGCCGGACGGCACCTACCAGCGGCCGGGCGAGACGCCCGTATTCACCGCCGATCAAGTGCTGGTGGCCGATCATCCCAACGGCTGGCCGAAAGCCTGCGGCTGGGAACTGTACCCGGAGCCGCAACTGGCGGCCCTGGAAGCCATCTGTGCCGCTCTGCTTGTCGCCTATCCCGGCATCCGCGACATCTGCGGCCACGACGAAATTGCGCCCGGGCGCAAGCAAGACCCCGGCCCGGCGATGCCGATGGCGCGGCTGCGCGCGCTGCTGACCTAGTTGACACGGTTCCTGCCGAGCGTCCGGCCGCGCTCTCGGCAGCGGAGTCCTGCGGCCATAGCAGAAGGAGAAGAAGGCAATGTTGACCGTACTGTTCAAGGATCACCCCAGCGGTGGCCAGGAGGTATTCCAGGCGGAGAGCGTGGAGTTCATTCCTGCATTTACCGACCCGCCGGACGGCGGTGCGCCAAGGCAAGTCTACCCGCCTCGCGTGATCGCCAGGATGTCCGGAGAGAAGGCCATCTGCCGCACCAAGCCGGACGATCCGGCTACCCCCGATGCGTGGCGCGAGGCATTCGTGATGAACGAACAGGGCGCAACCGTCGCTCGCTACAGCCTGTAAGGGCCGCCCGCCGGGAGCGACATCCCGGCATTCCCTCACCATCAAGGAGCTATCCCATGAACGTGAACGTCATCCTTGCGAACCTGCTGTCCGGCGGGTTCCTGAAGGGCAAGCGCACGGCGTTGCTGGCCGGCGCGCTCGTCATCGATCTGATCGTCCGATACCTCGTGGGCGATATCGGCGCTGTGGATTTTCTTCAGCAGGCGTGGACGCAGATCGCCATTGCTCTCGGCCTCGTCACCGCCGCGGCGAGCGG